AACTCATTGTGAGTCGGCAAACGTGGAAGCACATCTAACAGGTAGGAGAGAGATGCCCATCATTACATTGCAGCGCAGGTTACGTCAGGCTGGTCGAATTCGGATTGGCGCAAAGGTGCCCACAAAAAATGGAGGCAGTCGTCCGTCCAAGTTGGATACGTTTCGCTTCACGTCGCCCGATCAATCCGCCATCGAGGCGGTTGCTGAAATCTACGGTGGCGAGTGTCAGAAATGGGAGGGCTCAACTGTTGGTGATCAGTGGGAGGTCTTCACAAAGACGACCGATTTTGACATCTTGGTACCACCAACCGATATCGCATTCTCGCAATTTTTCGAGTTGTGGAGTGGGGGTGGTTGTCAGCGTCGTTGTGACGGCATCACCAACCTGATGACAGACGCTCCGTGTCTTTGCGACCCATCAAATCCAGAGTGTCGCCCGACCACGAGACTTAACGTCATACTCACCGCAATTGAAGGAATCGGCGTCTGGAGAATTGAGAGCCATGGCTTTAATAGTGCCGCAGAACTCAGCGGTTCCATTGAAGTCTTGAAGTCCATCCAACAACGCAATGGCGCAATGGTGCTTGGACGCCTGATGCTTGAACAGCGTCAGAGTAAGTCAATTGACGTGAAGACTGGCAAGCCTGAGACATTCAACTTTGCCGTGCCAGTCTTGGACTTCAAGGTGAACGTGGCAGCGTTGACTTCTGGTGATCGTATGGCCGCTGTGACACCTATTCAATCAAATCAAGTGGAACTGCCATCGGTAGCGGAACAACTTGGTGCCACGACTGAACCGGCACCGAAACGACGCGCCAATGCGGCGGCACCATTGCCATCTACTGGACTAAAGCCACGTGGCATGTCCACAACATTGCCTGTATCAGATGATTTGCCAGGTGAGCAAACAGCACCGAAACAGGAAACGAAGCCAAAGAAGGTCAATCTTGCAGGACTGTTTGCAATCAAGGACCGTAGCGGGAACTCCGTGGTTCCGACCGAGGATGATGACCGTCACAAGTGGGCGTCCGCTATTCTCAAGCGTGACGTGGAATCCTTCACTACCCTGACGCAGATCGAAGTTGACATACTCAAAGGGGAGGCGCGTAGTCAGGCAATCGGTAGTACCGCAACGCAGGTAGAGGGCGCCGGTTACGGCGAGTCTCAAGAACCATTCTGAATAAAGGAGATAGATGGATAACTCAGTATCGCTAACAGGCAACCTGACGCGTGACCCCGAATTGCGCTTCACTAACGGCGGCATGGCTACTGCCAGTTTTGGCATGGCTATCAACAGTCGCAGAAAGAATCAAGCGACAGGTGAATGGGAGGATAGCGATCCTCAATTTTTCGACGTCAGTTGCTTTGGCACGTTGGCCGAGAATGTGTCGGAATGTCTGCAACGCGGACAGCGGGTGGTCGTTGCTGGCAAGATGTCATACAGAAGTTGGGAGTCCAACGACGGTGAAAAAAGGTCCAAGGTGGAGGTCGTCGCAGACTCGTGCGGTCCTGACCTTCGTTGGGCGACCGCGGTGGTGACGCGTACCGAAAAGTCGTAACGTGCCCTATATTCCAGAGGACGAGCGACCCGAAATAGCCATCACATTGCCGCCAGGATTGGGTACAGGACAGCTCAATTTTTTGGTCAGTGACATCATTGACCAATGGATAGGACTAGTCCCGAACTACGATCGGCTTAACAGTGCTATTGGTGTGTTAGAGTGTTGTCTTCAAGAGGTATACCGCAAGGTTGTTGTCCCGTTTGAGTCCAAAAAGGAGACCAAGAACGGTCCAGTATTCATGGAAAGAGAGTGATATGAAACATCCTGATCGAATCATGTGTTACGTAGCAGGTCCGTACATACACCCTGATCCAGTGCTTAACACTCACGACACCATCATGGTCGCAGAGGATCTTGAGGCCACAGAAATCGTTACTGCGTACGTGCCTCATTTGAGTCTATTGTGGCACATTGTGGCTCCGCATGATGCGGACTTCTGGTACGACTATGACCTCGCCATATTGGCAAGATGCGACTGTCTATTGAGGATTCCTGGTCAATCTACTGGTGCAGATAACGAGGTCTCATTTGCCATTGAACGTCGCATTCCCGTGTTCTACGAGATGGACAAACTGATCGCATGGGTACGGGAATATGGCACCTCAACAGAAAATTGAGTGCGATCTAGGACACAATAACTGGTACGTCAACCCGAAGACGGGGAACCGTCACTGTCGTGATTGTCTGAACATCAAGAAGCGCGAACGGGTGGCGCGTGACCGTAAGAATCGGATGGCAGCGCCATCACGTTCATGGTCACAGTCCAGTCGGCTTGGTGACCGTGGACCACGCGAGGATACTTTTTCGATCGGAGAGATCATGAGGGCGCGTGGTTATGACTGAGCGGCGCGTTGTCAATGAGAAGACAGGCGCTGAAAAGGGACAGAAGCTGGCCCGCCTTGGTGCCGTCGATCCCGTCAGTCTCATGGAGTTGGCCGAGGTCGCTGGCTACGGTGCCGAGAAGTATGCGCGGTACAACTTCCTCAAGGGTTACGAGTGGTCGCTGTCGTATGATGCACTCAACCGTCACATGCTTGCGTTCTGGTCCGGCGAAGATAGAGATCCCGAATCAGGACTGCCCCACATGGCTCACGCGGCTTGGCATTGTCTGACGTTACTGTCATATACGCGGCGGAATATCGAGTTAGATGACCGTCCGAAATGACCTATTTACCCATTCCGACCTGCACTTTTGTCGTAAAAGGCGCACTTTCAGACAGTGACGCGTCATGAGCGCGTCGTACTCTGCACCACAAGAGACACAGTGCAACGGAAAACACACTTACATCCGTTCATCAGACGCCAAGCGTGCAGCGAAACATGCCATGACAAAGTACGGTGGATCAAAGCTGACCACATATCACTGCGAATGGTGCGGACGCTGGCACAACGGTCATACCCCAAAGTGGCGTCATGGTCAATAGGCCAAAGGTGCTCGGCACAACTTTCGAGACTGAAGTGGTCCGCTATTTGCGTGAGCACGGTCACGTCCTGGCTGAACGTCGAGCACTGGCGGGGACTGCCGATCGCGGAGATATTGCCGGTACACCATTCGTGTGGGAATGTAAGAACACGAAGGCGCTGGATTTTGCCGGCGGACTGGATGAACTGACCAAAGAGATCGCGAACGATGGCGTGGCCGAGTACGGATTCCTGGTCGTCAAGCGCCGCAGGAAGTCCACGGCTGACGCGTACGCAGTTATGTCACTATCGCAACTTTGCAGGATTCTGGAGGCGCTGAAGGGTGTCTGAGGACCAGGGGGACCATGAGATCGAACCTGAGTACGAACGATCAGGGCGAGTGCATTGCTTGACTTGCAGACTGCCAGTCATGTGCTACGGATACGGGGGGGACTATAAGTGGCAACATCTACCGCAGACGACGACAAGTCCAACGCATGGATGAGACTCGCCGCATGTAGTGGGCTGGACACGAATATGTTCCATTCCGAGGCGGTCTTGGCGGTTGAGCAGTCTAAAGCGATATGCGCTCAATGTCGTGTTGTTAAGGAATGCCTAGAGTTTGCATTGCCTCATGATAGGGCTAATTCGTTTGATAGCGGTATGGGTATCTATGGTGGACTAACGCCTAGTGAGCGTAAAAACTTTTGGAGACGTTTGCAAAGAACTAACCAGCCCGCTTATCTAGCAAGGCAAAGCGATGGCTAGGAAACTTACTAGCGACGAATCACGAGAAACTTTACTTAGGACTAGCGCAGACGTAGCCGCTCATGCCTTAGTACAGCTAGAGATACTAGCAAAGGAATGGCCTGAGTTTACGCCGGATGCTAAGGAATACCGTGTATTCGTAGAGCGTCTTATTGAAAGTGCAAAGCAATACGGATATATGGAGAAGACGAGGATTTGAATGGGCAATATCTCGACGCCATTTAGGGCACGACCAACGATTTACAAGGGTATCGAGATGCGATCTCGGTTGGAGGCCAAATGGGCGGCGTACATTGATGACATGCGCCTAGATCCCGACGATACACTCGGAGACTGGGAGTACGAACCGTTCTGTTTTGCTAGTGACGCTGGACAGTATCTGCCCGATTTTCGTCAGCGAGATCGTGGATGCCAGTGGGTTTACTACGAAGTCAAGCCACGCTTAGATGACCCTACTCCAGTCATGAAGCAAATGGAAATCATACTGGACTCAGATCCCGGCGCCGAATTGATTATCTGGGTGGGAGACCCTAATGGTGACTATTGCTCTTGGATATGCCAAAGATATCACCCTGCTGCATGGTATCAATGGGCTAGCCCCATTGAAGGATTGGGTGATGATTGCGGGATCTTCAGGGATGTTCCTACGCCCAAATGGTTTAGCGATTTCACTCTAGATTCCTTAGCACTAGACCTTTACAATGCTAGGGATTGGACCACTTTAAGCGAATTGGAAAGTGAGTATTTCGCTCGGAGGGACGCGTAGGACATGGCGCGCATCCGCACAATCAAGCCAGATTTCTTCCGTTCAATCACCATAACCGAGTGTCCAATCACCGCGCGACTGATGTTCATTGGCCTTTGGACATACGTGGACGACGCTGGACGCGGTGTGGACGACGCGCGACTCATCAAGTCCGCCCTGTGGCCTTTGGATGATACATACGTGCTCAAGAAGGTTGAACACGATTTGGACATCTTGGCCGAAAAGGATCTCATAATTCGATACACCGTTCTGAACAGGAACTATCTGGCCGTTTGTAATTGGAAAGAGCATCAAAAAATCAACAGACCGCAAGAATCTTCACTGCCCGCTCCGTGCGCGCTCACTGATGACTCAGTGAATGATCACGGAACGATCACTGACTCATCACTGTGGGAAAGGAAAGGAAAGGAAAGGAAAGGAAAGGAGTTGAAATCTGGTGAGCATGTAGTGAATGACCCACTCGAAGAGGAATTTAATCAATGCTGGGAAAACTACCCCAAGAAGGTATCTCGTTTAAGGGCACTAAAGGCATACAAGACAACCCGGCGCAAAGGCGTAGCGGCTAGCGTGCTAGCATTAGCAGTTAGTAACTATAGCGAGGTTGTTAAGCGTAAGGATACTAAGGATGACTTCATTCTACACGGATCTACTTTCTTTGGTCCTGATAGTAGGTGGGAAGATTACAAAGATCCGATACCACTCGAAAAAGATAAGGTTAGCGGACCAGTTACTAGATCCCAACGTGACATAGCACTAGGCGACGTCAACTCCTATCGCGATACTGGACAAGACGAACTAGCAGATGAACTCCAAGCACAGATTGACGCCGGTGTCTTCGACTAAGCGTATACCACCTCATGACATAGAAGCCGAAGAATCTTTGCTAGGCTCAATGCTCCTAAGCAAAGACGTCACGCTAGTCGCTATAGAACTCTGTGACCCTAGCGACTTTTACAAAACGGTACACGGTCATATCTTTAGCGCCATTCAATCACTAACACAACGTGACGAGGCCATAGACGCCATTACCGTCACGGATGAACTAAAGCGTAGTGGACTGGGCATAGACGACAGCAGCATCTTCGTGTCCCTTATGGCGAACACGCCATCCATCGCGAATGGTCGCCACTACGCCACCATCGTGGCCGAGATGGCCGCGTTGCGACGTCTGGTGTCATGTGCCGGCGAGATTGCTGACGCGGCTTATGCGTCACCAGAGGACGTACAGGCCACATTGGACTGGGCGGAGTCGCTGATCTTCAATATCGCACAGCATCGACCGACACAAGCAATCCAAACTTGGCAGGAATGGATGGTTGACGAGGTTGAAGCGTTGGCGAAAATGCAACCACATGAGGTCGCTGGTGTACCGACGGGCTTCACTGATCTTGACGCGCTGCTCGGCGGCTTGCAACCGTCGAATCTTGTCATTGTCGGCGCTCGTCCGAGTATGGGCAAGTCAGCATTGGCGCTTGGTATTTGTCATCAAGTGGCGACGAAACAACGGCTGCCGGTCGTCCTGTTCTCGCTGGAAATGTCAAGCAAAGAGATCATGATGCGACTGATCGGGTCCGAGACGCATACGGACACGCAACGTCTACGTGCCGGGTATGGCACCGAAACCGACTGGCAACGGATCGACGGGGCGTTGCAGAAATGGGGTGACATCCCGTTTTACGTGAACGACAGTCCGATGGTGAGCGTCATGGACATGCGGGCACAAGCCAGGCGCCTGAAGGCTCGTGGTGGTCTCGGGTTGGTCGTGGTGGACTATTTGCAGCTGATGTCATCGCCACGGACACACCGGCAGGAGAATCGGGTTCAGGAGGTGTCGCAGATCAGTCGGGGACTCAAGATCCTGGCTCGCGAACTGGATGTGCCAGTTGTGGCGTTGTCGCAGTTGTCGCGGAACCTGGAGTCTCGTGACGATAAGCGACCTATGTTGTCAGACCTACGCGAAAGTGGCTCGATCGAACAGGACGCAGATGTCGTGATGTTCTTATATCGTGAAGATGCCTACCGTCCCGACACGCCAAACAATCGGGCGGAACTGATTGTAGCGAAACATCGCAATGGTCCGACTAGCACTGTGCATCTGTCATTTACGGCGCGTGAGGCGGCGTTTAGGAATCTAGCGAAACGTGAAGATCGGGAGGCTCAACCGTGGTGAATGGTTTCCTTGACACCGCAAACTACACAACGGTAGTTTGATTCTGTGAATCGTCGCCAACAACAAAACCGAGCATTGCGTGACGTCCAGATCATTGCGGACCTAATGCCTGAACTGCTCAAAGAAGCCACGCATGTTATTCTGCGCAACGACTTCACTAGCGGTGAGCGTATGCATCAGCGGGACGAACTCGGCGCATCCAAATCTACGCATAGCGACATGACTGGCACCCCACAACCCCACTACGGCGACCCGACCGGCGAAGAGGCATGTTGGGACGAGAAACCAGATCGTACAGGGATCGCCATTAGTGAACTTTGCGAGCGATTGACTCAATGTCTTAATTCAGCACTGGAGATTCACAAGTTGTCGAACACTGATGTTCGTATTAGGGCTGCTCGGACCATTCCTGACTGTTTAGCGTGTGGCGATCCGTGTCTTGATGGTGTCCGTAGTGGCTTTGATAACAAATGTCGAATGCGTTGGGATCGGCTAGGACGTCCTGACCGCTATGAGTTTATAGCGATGATCAAAGCGGAGAAATCTAAGCCACCTGATGACGATGTGCCATGCCAATGACTAGGACTTTTGTAATGTGCCATTGGCTGATTGCTATACTACACAATGGACAGTCTAATATCAATGCAGGAGACGCATGAGCGAAGAACTTTTGTGTCTCGGATGCTTTGATGATCTGGCCGAGCCTGGCACATATCCGGCGTATTGCCTGACGTGTGGAATGAAGCATGGTGACGCCATACGAGCGTCTAGTAAGTCCTACGGTGCTGAGGCTGGTTGGCGAGGTTGGGCTGGTCTGACCGAGCGGGACGTTGATCCCGAAGATTTGGCTGATGGATTTCACGTTGTGGAGGGTGCGACATGGTGAGCGAAGAAGCACACGCATTGCTAGCTGGCCTAGTCGTGACCCAAAACCTTACGATTGGTGATGCCGAGAAGCAGGAAGAATTCCTAGCGTTTGTCGATGAGGTCAACGTAGACATTCCCGACCTGTACGTGGCGATTGACCTAGCGTTGGATTTCTTCAACGACGATCCTGATACGGAGTCTGAGAACCAAGCGAAGCGTGTTGAAGCTGCGCACGCTGACGGGCACATCGGCGGCACCTGCCCAGATTGTGGCGGTCCATCAATGGATGATTTTGACATTGAGCAGGCAATCACACTCTGGGGCGCTGTTCGTGACGTGTGCGATAAATACAACTTTGACATGTTTGCCGAACACGGTGAAGCCGAGGAGTGTTGATTGAGTGTCTTCGGTCGGTGTGGCGTGCCCTACGGAGGGATGCCCAGGGGTCATCTCCGAGCATTGTGACAACCGATCCTGCACCTGGCAATGGTGCCCAAAATGCAGGCACTACGGAGATCCTGACAACCTCGCAAGATGGAAACGCAAGTCAGTTGGAGCCGATTATAACGATGCCTAACGACGAGCTGATTGCCACTACGAAAAGAAATCTCGATGAGGCCATTTCTCAATTTATGGCTGCGAACTACGGTCACGGACTTGTCATCGACTGGTTTGTAATCGCTGAGACTGTTGACGCTAATCTTGACGCAGAAACAGACAATCACTCGCTGTACGTTGGGACATCGCCAACCATGTCATCGTGGAAATTGTTTGGCATGACGCAAAAGATGGCGCAATTCGCATATTCACAGCAGTAACGATCTCACCAAAAATAAGGGAGATGAGACATTGGGAGCAATCACGATTCAAGAGGGGCAACGCGTCAAGATTCGCAAGGATGGTCGAGTCGGCACGGTCCTTGCGCTCACACCCGTTCGCACGGGTCAGCGTGGTCGCCCGACGACCCTGGCTAGTGTGATCTGCGAGGACATGAGCGAAGTGCTGGCGCCAGTTCGGACGTTGCGGGCGGTCTAGCAATACACCATCCGTCACGCAGATTCGGCTGCCACGGGGTTCGACGCCCAGCGACGGAACGCACGGGAGTGAAACGGTTTCCACGGTGGGCTCATAACCCGCAGACAGTGACTCCATACCCGAGCAACCAGGAATGTCAATAGGGCCGACTCGGAGCATTGGCGGAAACGACCAAGCCGACCCAACTGACACGCCTAGTTGCACCAGCCATTCTCCGACCAGTCAATCAACGCCGGGTCTTGCGGAACCTCCACAATCGTGACACCGCTGCGTTGCTTGAATGGCTCCTGATCTTGGCGACGATAGACCACAACGCGTACCGCCATGATGCCGATTGCGATGATGATTGCGGCTGGAATGACGATGATGCGTAGTATCTCTGTGAACGTGTCGGCGTACATTATGCGCCAGTCGTAGCGGTGTCGGATGCTGGAACTGGCGTCACGGTGTCAGTAGTGCCAGCTGGTGGCGTGTAGGCATAAGCCTGATCGCATGGCATTGAGAATGTTGCCGGTCCTGATCCGGTCTGCGATGGTCCCGGTCCTGATTGTGTCGTCTGTCCCGTGACAGTGACGATGCATCGGTTCGGGAGTGGTTGCAGGGTCTGCGATGGCCCGACTGGCTGCGGTCCTTCGACTGCGGGAGGCTTTGGCGTCACCGTAGTAACGGGTGGCGTTACGGGTGCAACCGCGTCGTGTGGTGTCGCAGTGGCCGCTGGTTGCACAATGGCTGCGGGTGCGGATGGTGCGACGGTTGCGTGGTGGCTGAATGGCATGAACACTGCGAACAGTGCTGCGATTGACTGTGTGAACATTTCGTTAGCTCCTTCTTGGTCGTTTCCTACTAACGATTATGAACCTTCGGATTGCGAGAGTCAAGAGGGTTTGCGGAAAATCTGACCGTACGGTCAGGCCAGTCATCATCCAACGACCGACCCGACCGTCGATCAGATCATGGTCAGGCTGCCTTGAGCGTCTTGCGCTCGGTAACGCTGACCCACTTGCCACGAGATGCGGTCTTGGCCGATCCCTTCTTGGCAAGGTATGCGAGGGTGCTGGACACGTTTGGCTTGTGGTCAACTCGGCCCAGCCCCTTCAGTTGCTCAACGATCTCGGAAACCGAAATCGGCTCTGGCGAAGCTGCCAGAATGTCCTGAATGGCAGCGACGCGAGTGCGAGCGCTCTTGCGAGTACGTGGCTTGCGTGCGTCCTTCAGAACCGCTTGTGAGACAGCATCGCGAGCCGTTTGCAGTCCCGTCAGGAACTGTTGTTCCTTCAGGATCGTGCGTTGCGACGCTGCGATGCTCTTGTCTAGGTTGCGCAGTAGTGCGCTTTGGTTATTCATGCTTTCTTGCCTTTCTGACGGACCGGGATGGTCTGACGGATGACAGAATAGCGCAAAGTGCCGTGAATCGGTATATTTGACCAAGAAATGTCCGTGACCAGGGTAAATACACTTGTGTAGTTTGCTTCGTTTGGCTGGATAGACTAGAAAAAATAAGCGAGCCGGGCACGGCGGTAACCGTCCCGGCTCCGACCGAAAACCCTTTGGAGGTTTCCGATGGAAGTAGATGCTATCGGGCGCACAGCCCCGCGTCCATACCCAGAGTTGTGGGATGCCGAATGGCTGACCGAGCGAACGCAGAAACAGACGATGGACGAGATCGCATCTGATCTCGGGTGCAGCGTCTCTACGGTTTATAACGCCGTTAATCGCATGGGCATCGTACCACCGCGCCGCCACGGCCTGAACAACAATGGCAAAGACAGGCCATGGCAACTCAATGATCTTGAATGGATGGAGAACGCTCTTAAAACTAAGAGTTGCGGGAAGATTGGCAAAGAACTCGGTGCGTCTAAGGCGACCGTAGCTTTTGCAGCTGGTCGTCTAGGGATTGAGTTTGATGGACGCCCGCCAAACGCGTTGCCGTGGGAAGACTTTGTGGGTGTTCGGTTTGGCATACTAGTGGTGACGGGGTTAGCTCCACGGAACGGATCAAGTTTTCAGAGAGTGTCGGTTGAATGTGATTGCGGCGGCAGTAAGGCAATCGCTCTAGCGTCCCTGGTCACCCATCGCCCAGGGTGGGACCATTGTGGATGTTTGACTGCCGAGAAAAGCGCGGCGACTAGGGCGGAACGCAGGGCACTGAGACCCCCTAAGCCTGGGATCAACGATGGTCTGTGTTCGTATGTCGAGGGATGCGACAAGCGGGCGCGTACTGGTGGATTATGTACCGTACATTACCAAGAGCAACGCGAACAATGGCTCCCAACCTGTGGAGTGATTGAGAATGGTGCGGACGGACGTTGCGGTAAGCCAGTGCGATGCATACGAGATTTATTGTGCTCAACGCATTACCACAGATTACTGAAGTGGGATGACGTTCTCTATTCTCCTGACCCTCATGAACACAAGGTTGAGAAAACCAAATCGGGTTATCGAACCATCTCACGCAACAAAATTATTCGTCAGGAACACACCTGGGTGATGATGGACCATCTGGGGCGAGAGCTTTTGCCCCACGAGGAAGTTCACCACAAAAACGGTGAACGTGATGACAACCGCCTGTCAAATCTTGAGCTTTGGGATAAGTCGCATCCCGCTGGTCAGCGGGTTGAGGATAAAGTTGCATGGTGTCGTGAATACCTTGCCACATATGGTGAGATGTTTCCTGAGTGACCGAACCCGCCTGCGGAAAATGCGGAAAGATCCACATTACAAAGGGCGGGAAAAAAGCCTGCCCGTCTCATTTGGCTAGTGGTGATCGAAAGGGCGAGCCCTGCGGCAATCCAGCCGGTTACCAAACTTCACACCCAGGCGCCGGCAGCTGTCGCAAGCATGGTGGCAACACGCCTTCAAATATCAAATATGCTCAGACGGAACTGGTGATGGAAGAGGCTCGACAACTTGGCCTAGACGACTGGGACGAAATTTCGGACCCGTTCAGTGCAATGGCACGAGCGGCTGGCAAGGCCGAACGGCTTGAGGAAATCCTTCTCGAAAAAATTGAGAACCTCGACACTCTACGCAATTCTGCTGGCCAGTACGGTGAGCAAATCGACGTGGTCTATGCGGCCTATGAGCGCGCCGTTTCTAGACTTCATCAACTCATCACGTCCATGTCAAAATTAGATTTGATAGACCGCATTGCAGCTGTCCAGTCTCGTGTGGATGAAAATACGGCGCAGATGGTGGCGTCCGCTATGGCTGCTGCCTTAGACGATGCACCGATTACCCCAGACATTCGGGAACAGATCGCACACGCCTTTGGAGAGTACCTTAGGGTACCCATTAAATCGGTGGCATTAGCCGTTGGTTAGTTTGCCATCCTAAGGCATCCACAATGCCCCAGAATCCCCGCTACTAATTGTTGTGTGGTTTCGCACCTTCTGATTTGTTTGTGGGCTCTGAGCGAACTACAGAGCCTCCGACGATCCACAAAATCAGACAAATGACCCAAGTGACAGTAAAGACTGCGCTTGAGTGCGCAATAGCCCCAAGAATTCCGCATGCGATCGTTATGTAAAAAACGTCCATCGGACGGTGCTTGCGCGATGTCATTTCGTCGGCCTTCCTGGTCCCGGCCGCTCCCGTATCCATTTCTGAATGTCTGACAGTCGCCAAACTGGCGTACTGCCAACATAAGACGAGGGCTCGGGAATCGTGCCACGACAACGGTAACACCTGATTGTCTGGACGCGCACGCCTGCCAGCTTTGCAACCTCTTTCGTGGTGATGAGCTTGGCGGTCATGATGTGCTCCTGACTAATTCGTGAGCCTTTGCTGTGGCGACTCTGCCGCCCTTCGTCCTGACCAAGTATCCGGCTTGCGCTAGGTAGGGCTCGATCGAGTCTGACAATGTGCTGACATCCATGCACAATCGTTGTGCAATGGCATCCACGCCGGTTGGGCGTCCACTGAAGTCCTTCACGAGACAGCGCAAAACGGCGATGTCCTGGCGGTCTAGTCCATTTGAGTCAATGCCGAAGATAGAGAGCGCGTCAGCGGTCATGCCACTGTTGACGGTTTCTGACTCCGAAATGGCTGCGAAATCTAGGACACGCTCAGCCAAGTGAATGGCTCGACGTGGCACACCCTTCGCACGCTGTGCTACTGCCATCGTTTCGCCCTTGAATGACTTGACGTCGCGAGACTTCCAGAAGCGTTGCACGATCGTCGCAATTTCGGTCTGGCTGTATTCGCCCATTACTCCGATGAATCCGAAGCGGTCACGGAACGGTTGAGTCAGTTTGCCCGGTGCCGTGGTAGCTCCGACGATGATGACCCCCGGCAATGCCTGCGTTGTCGCAACCGTGTCCGGGCCTGATCCTCCAAGTACGTCGATCGCTCCGTCTTCAAGCAATCCGTAAATGGTCTCTTGGCACTCTTTTTTGGCTGCGTGGATTTCGTCTATGAACACGCAACATGGTTTACCCTCGGTTGCTAAAAGTAACCCCACCAGATCAGCAGATTTCTTGAGCTGCATACCTGATGTGCGGATCAGTTCCACACCAACCTCATCGGCCACAATCTGCGCAAGGGTCGTCTTGCCTAAACCCGGACCTCCGACCAGCAGGCAGTGCGGAATCCTGCGCCCCTGTAGTTGGGCTCCGGCAATCACCGTGCGCAATTGCATTGTGACATCACGCTGGCCGACGATCTCATCTAGAGACTTCGGGCGGTTTGGGTTGGGTGCGTGCAATGTGGGTTGCGGTCGTTCCACAGGGGAGACCGTTCCAGATGGCCTTATGGCATGTGACCCATCGGTCACACGTTCCGCCAATTGCCCCCGCAACACCTGCAACGTCTGCGACAATCGATCCGCCCGCCTTTGAATTTCCCCCGCAACGGCAGGACTCGCAGTATCGAGTTTCACGACGCACCTCCCGCTACCGTCACTCCTGCTGGCGGGTCATTCATGTACGCGGCATAACGCTCTGCGATCTCACGGTCCGCATACTCATCGAGCAATGACAGACCGTCCCATACTTGCCATGTGCGAGGCGTGGCGAAATGGTTTTCCCACACGGTGAATCGCGGCGCGGTCATGACGCCACCTTGTGGCAAAGTGTGTTCTTACGGGAGCATGACCAGCTGTGGCCAATATCCGTAGTGACGGTTACGCCATCGTGCCACGTTGCAGACTCTTCAACGCTGACGACTGTCGCCACGTTGTAGAAATCGTGCATGCGGTAGACAACGCGGTCACCAGGGACCAACAGTCCCGCAGGTACTGCGGAATCGCTCACTGTGACCATTGCGGCGATCATCTCGTCCGCTGTCGTGTTTTGCAGGTCTATCATTTCTCGCTCTTTTCTGTAGTGATGATATTGACAGTTTGCGCCTTTGCGTGGCGAATGTCAATAGCCTGTCGTGTTGAGATGCTGCACAACTTCCAACAGTGGCGACGTGTGGTGATCCCAATTGCTCGGGCTGTCATCCATTCCCGATCCGCAGTGATGACACGGGTACGTAACGCACTCATGTGCGCTCCGTCCGCCCTCACCTTCCCACCTGATGACGTCTTCGTACTCATCTGTTTGCATGGTGTCCTTTCGGTCTCGTCAGATGCGGCATTACCGCATGACCTGCCGGAGCAGGTTTCGACCTGTTACTCGTCGTCTTCGCTGTCCTCGTCTTTCATGGCGACCAGTGCGTCAGCGACGATGCGAGCGCATCGCTCGGCAATCATGTAAAGACATATCCGCGCACCCTGGTCCATGTCGGACCCGTCAAACCCCAATTCGCTCGGGTCTTCCGAGTATGCGCAGAGATCCACAAATTCGCTCCACATCTGGTGCGTGTAGATGTCTGGCGCATTGTCGGCAACCTCCGCCACCATGTCGCTAACGGCGTCCTCGGACATGTCCTGATCGTTGTAGTCCCATGCTTCGACCACGTTGTCACGGATGCTGTCGAGAAATCGAGCACCGGCAGATTCCGGACTGTCCGGGCACTGTACGTCTGACTCGTTGGCCAGTCTGAAAGCTGTCCATGTGCGTGGGTTGTCGATGTCCTGAATGGTCTCGCTCATCTCGTCATCTCCTCATGTAGTCATCTGCCGGTTGGCATTGACAGGCCCGCGCGTTGTGCGTGGACCTGGCGACGCTAACTAGCTAGAAACGTGCCAGCGTCCGACGCGCTTGCTGTAGTGGTCGTCGTCATGACCGTTCGGCAGGCTGCACGTTTCAAAGTCGCCAGACATGAGATTGATCATCCCTGGGCAACATCCCCTGTATCCGGGCAGACCCTTCTGGATGCCCCAGCGGTAGAGCATCTTCAACTCCTCGCGCTGCTCATAGGTCATTACTGTGTCTGTCATGTTGCGCTCCTTCTCTCGGGTCATGCTGTAAGTATGTGCTTTGTGGTGGGAATTGTCAATACGTGATTTGCAATTACTGTCAGCAGCCCTGGGCAACGCTGGCCCAGCAGCCGTGTGCACTGTCCTGCGCAGCCAGTAGGAAGCTCTGCAACGCGTTGCCCTCGTAGATCATTTGGAAGTGTGGCGCGTCGGGTGTCCCGTTGTCCGTGAAGTAGCCGAACATGCCGGACATGTGCTGGAGCACGTTGAGATGCTGCCAGTATGCGGCGACTGATGGTGACGTGATCATCAGGTGGTGGATGAGGTGCAGGGTTGTCATGTTGCTCCTTTGGTGTTTGGGTTGATTTTTAGCTGACTTGAAACGTGGCAGGCGGGTAGCGGTCTCCGCCAGGGCTGACTATCTAGACGCGCTGTCCGTGTCCAATGCGAACAGCTCATCGCGAACGCAGTACATCTCATTGCGTAGTGCGACGTCAGTCCCGGCATCCCGGTCCCGCTCGTCGGCCGCGACCAGCCTGTCAAGCAGATGCCGCAACGTGCGAGCGTTCTCACGCTCTATCCATGCGAATGATCCGACTGTGTATCCGTTGGCTGTGGGTTGTGTGGTCATGTAGACATTGAATCATGGGTGGGCGTATCTGTCAATACCCTATGTGCGATTTGTTTGGGGTGTGTGGTGTCGCTGGTGTGACGTCACGGTGTGGTGTGTGTGAGATGGGCCGGCGATATTCGAGCGATGGTTTGGGATGTTGAAATACCCAGACTGCCGAGCGCCTGATTTTTTTTCACACACTGAAATTCATCTAAAGACGATTTTTCAACGAGGTCCGCTTGGCACAGATAACCCCGCGACTATCAGCAGTCACGAACATCCTTGCCGATAAGTATGCACCGATAGAAAAACAATCTGCATGGTATTGCAACGACGCCAATTGCGATGGGAAGGCCCACGCGGGATGGGAGTGGAAGCATTGTCGTGCAAATCAGCGACCGCCGGAGTCTGATTGGTTCGTATGGCTCCTGATGAGCGGTCGTGGATTTTGGCAAAAGTCGAACAGCCGCAGAATGGTTATTGCGTGAGGCATCACGTCACCCCAAGACGGAATGGGCCATCGTCGCGCCCACCGGGATGGACACTGCAAAATGTTTCAACGACCTCAGAGTCGGCATAAATAGTATCGGTCATTACGGACAGCCCGATAGCATCATCGCGAAGTACAACCAGACGCTCCATGACGCCGTTCTCACGAATGGTGCGATCATTCACGGTGTCAGTGCTGACCGTCCTGACAGACTGCGTGGTTTCAACTTAGCTGGAGCATGGTGCGATGAGCTAAGTTCGTGGCGTTATCCAGACACCTGGGATCTCGGCCTACTCCCCGCCATCCGTGACGACAGTGTTGAGCCACGCATCGTAGTTACGACCACGCCGAAACCGGTCATCCTTCTTAAGCAACTCGTTGACGAAGAACAAGTAGACATTGACGGCATCCCAATGGGATCGACCGTTATCACCCGCGGCTCCACGTTCGACAATCAAGACAATCTGGCCCCACGTTTCATTTCGGAAATGAGGACGCGGTACGAAGGTACGCGTCGCGGTCGCCAGGAACTCTACGGCGAGATGTTGCTTGACGTTGACGGCGCACTTGTCAGTCAAGACATGATCGATGCGGCCCGTCTCCGCGAACTACCCGAACACGTCATGATGATTCGTACCGTCATTGCTGTCGATCCGGCGACTACTTCGGGCGAACGATCAGACGAGACTGGCATCATCGTCGTCGCGAAAGGTATCGACAATCGCGGTTATGTCATCGCGGACCTGTCGTGCAAGGAGACTCCTGACGGCTGGGCGCGTATCGTCTGCAAAGCGTACGACCAGTACAAATGCGATCGTGTCATTGCCGAGAAGAACCAGGGCGGTGACATGGTTGAGCGGATCGTCCGATCCGTCAATCCGAACATCGCTTATACCGGAGTGAACGCGAAGGTCGGCAAGAAACTACGTGCCGAACCTGTCGCCGCGCTGTATGAACAGGGCAAAGTTTCGCACATCGGATACTTTGCTGAACTTGAAGAACAATGGACGTCTTGGGTACCCGACTTAGCGGCACACCAGAAGTCACCTGACCGCGTTGACGCGTTGGTGCACGGTATTACCGAACTCGGACTCATTGGACTTCCGGGCGTCCACATCTCGTCATTCATGGAATTGAATCACCCCAGCTGTCGGATATGTAGCCAGCCCGCACCCGCAGGAACTCCTAAATGTCCCAAATGTGGTGCGGATAGACAGGACGCCGCGGTACCAGCAAATACCAATACCGAGACAACCCCATGGTCAATTATCGGATATGGCGATGCATCTGCTCCGCCTAATCCGCAGGTTGAAGCAGTTCAAGAGCTGCTACGTAGCATTCAGGGGCCAGAGAAGTGGTGGAACCGTCGCTAACCCATTTCGGTAGATGTTGATACGACCACGAAACGTGTCTGCATCTACCGATTCATCTATCAACCTTCATCGTGGGAGGGATTTATGCCTAAAACATATCCGCCAGGAATTTGTGATTATTGTGGTGGTCCTCGGACAACACCACAAGCACGCCTTTACTGTAGTAAGGAATGCGCCTGGAGTGCACTGTCTGAACGCCGCACTGCGGAGTTTATGGAGAACCGCATCAAGGTAACGTGCGAATGGTGCGGTAAAAAGTTCGCGGTGCCGCCATCTCAACCAAACCGCAGATTTTGCAGCAGTGTTTGTAGCGGCAAGGGGACGACGCCGACCGGGAGCGCGAATCCTCTTTTCAAACCCACAACGACCATTATCTGTGAAGAGTGCCATACGCCATTTGAAGTGAAGCCCCATAGGGTTGGGAAGGCAAGGTTCTGTTCATTCTCATGCCGATCCATTTCACGACAGAGATCCAACCCCCGCATATCCTCCATTGAAATCACGGTCGCAGAAGAACTAACCCGCAGGAATCTTTTGTTTGATGGTCAGGTCCGCGTGGGACTATTTGTTCCCGACTTCATAGTTGGAAATACCATTATTGAAGTGGATGGCGACTACTGGCATAACAGACCAGATATAGCCGAACGCGATCTACGCAAGAACGCATTTTACGAAGAAAGTGGATTTGATGTCATTCGCATTTGGGAGCATGAGATTCTTGCTGGCGATTTCTCAAAACTAGATGTTTTGCAATCGGTCGCATGATCGACTGTGAAAATTGTGGCAAACTATTCAATCCAATCGCATCTAGATGGCGCTGCGTCCATTGTGGCTGGAAGCACTCGTGCTGTGACAATTCCTGAGTCATTCAACGCCCCAAAAAACGGGAGGGCAGTTGCTCATATGCGCATTCGGAACTGACTGGACATCCGAGCCAGTGGTTGATGAAGAACAATCCGCAATCCAGCAAAAGCAAGTTTTCATACCTGGGAAAAAGCGGATGTCCTTCGGCGGGACCATGTACTACCGCCTTGCCATGCCATACACGGAGGTGGCAAAACACGACGGATACGAAGTGTTCTTGTCGTGGACGTTCCGTCCGACACCGACTGGCGCACTTGAATGCATGGACACACTTGGCGAGTATCACACGCCAGATGTCATTGTCGTTCAACGATTTATGCATGAACAAGCAGTTGAACTTTTCACACGCGCACGCTCCGATTCACAAATCATCATCAACGACCTCGATGACCAATTTTGGAACCTTCCGAAATCAAACATTGCATACGAAACGACCGATCCCTCCCGCAACCCGTCGTTTAATCGCGATCACTATCGCAACTCATTAGCAGCATCATCCGCCATCACCGTTAGCACGCCCGAACTCGCACGTGAAGTTGAACGTTTAGGTCCGCCGGTTTTTTTGTGTCGCAATTCCATTGACATCGAACGCTGGCAACCACACGATCCTGGTCAAGATGGGAGTGTTGGCTGGATCGGCGGAGTCCAGTGGCGGGCGATGGACCTTGAATGCCTTCGCCCCGTCCTGCCAGACTTCCTTAGTGATTTTGGTATCAGCTTCTATCACGGAGGCGACAGCCAAGTTCCAGGCGTTCCCAAAGCATGGACAAAAATTGGCATAGACCCCGAAAAAGTTCAGTGCATTACGGCACCGCTCTGTCATATTGGTGAGTACCCCCGTCTTTTTCAGCCACTAAACATCTCTCTGATTCCACTAGAGGATCACCGATTCAACTGGGCCAAGTCTGCGCTGAAAGCACTCGAATCCTCCGCCGCTGGTCTTCCTTACATCGCATCCGATCTCCCCGAACAACGATGGTTCGTTGAAGATGGCGGCATGGGCCGTCTCGCCAAGAACTGGAAACCCAAGACGTGGCGCCACCACCTAGATGAACTTCTTGATCCCGACACGCGACGCGTTGAGGGTGCGGCGAACCGCAAGCATGCAGAGCAATGGAATATCGCCAACAAGTGGACGCAGTGGAGAGACGTGTTAGAAGAAGTCAAGCCATGACGTTATCTGATTCTGAAGCACTAGAACTTTACGAAGCCGACATGCAGTTCAGAAATCTCCAACCAGGCACAATCAACGTGCGCCATCGGTACATGTTGAAACTGTCCCGTGAAATTGGCTTCGCTGAATGCACCGAGCAGAACTTGACGAAATGGCTTTCACGTCCGAGTCTGAGTGCCAAATCGCGAGCGATGTATATCAGCACGTTCCATTCATTCTTTACCTGGGCGCTCCGCGGCAACGCCGGCAAACCGATCTATCCATCTGACGTCGTTGATTATGACGACGATGGCAAACCAGTTCTTACTCCGCATGTGCCGACGTTGAACATCTCAAAACCGAAGACGCACCCGCGGTCTCCGCGTCCGATGCCAAGCGAAGACATTCGTAAGGCACTCCACAACGCGAGCCCACTGCTACGTTGCTGGATTGCCTGTGGTGCATATCAGGGCATGAGATGTCAAGAGATAGCGTTTCTTGCGGTTGAAGATTTGAATGAGGCTACTGGAACGCTTGAGATCACTCACGGCAAAGGCGACAAGCAGAGATTCGTACCACTGCATCCAGAAGTTGTCAAGGCACTTGCGGAACTACCACCGCCAGCGGAGGGTCGCTATTGGCCCGACGAAACAGCAGCTTCGGTATCCCGTAAAGGCAACCGATTTTTGCACGCCAATTCGATTTCTAGTACCATGCATCAACTCCGTCATGCCTTCGGCACCAAGACGTACCAGGACAGCGGCGGCGACTTGATTTTGACGCAGGGCTTGCTCGGACATTCGTCTGTGGCGACCACTCAAACGTACGCCGCTAGTGATGTGTCAAAAGCCGCTGGTGTCGTGTCGGGACTGACGTTTTGATCGGTCTCACCATCTGTTCATTCAACCGTCCAGAATACGCCGAACGTTGCGTCAAGTCAGTACGCAAGCACCTCACTGACGTCGTAGACCACATCGTATTCGTCAACGACGGTAGCGATGCAAAACATAACGGGTCATACCGACGCGTTGAGAAGGCCACGCAGTCGATGGGCGGCACGTACATCGCCCTAGACGAGAACGGTGGCGTGGCTAAGGCCAAGAACGTTGGACTGCGGTACCTGTTATCCAAGTCGTGTGACATCTTGTTCACGTTGGAAGACGATCTGATCATTCAGTCACCCAAAGCAATCACAGAATACGTCCGTATTGCAGAAGATACCGGACTATCGCATTTCATGTTTGCCCATCACGGACCTGCAAACATCAGCGGTCCCGTTGAGACCATCGGTGACGTACAATACTTCTTTCATTCGGTTGGCGCGTGGTGCATGTTCACAGCGGATGATCTGACGAAGTACGGACTGCTTGACGAGAACCTGCACAATGCGTGGGAACATGTACTTCATGAGCTTGAGATTGGCGTAGAACCTCATCGGTATCCAGATATCATTGGATCAACGGACTACATTGCAGAGATTCCAGGCTCGATAGAACGTAGTTCCATTCGCGTCAGAGACGACTGGTGGTCTTCGATAGCCGATGGTTTGATATACTGGAGAGACAATAAGCCAGACTCCTTTAAGGCATTATTTGGCGATGGCATGCCATTGCAACAGTATGCTATTGGAGTGATTGGCGACAACTAGGTTTCGGCCAGCGTGACGTGTCCGCTAACGCGTTGCGCGTGGCCGATTCAACTAACATCAACCCCTTTTTAGCGGGAGGGATACATGGCAAAGCAAAAACTTATCGGCATTTATTGCATTTGGTTGTTTGATGGGCGCTGTTACATCGGACAGAGCGTCGACATAGAGAAACGCTGGAGGGTCCATCGCCGCCAGCTTCCGAAACACCAGAATCACAGCACCTATTTCTACCACGTATGGGACAAATACGGTCCCGATGCTTTCACCTTTGACGTAATTGAACATATTGACATTACCGAAATGTCAGACGATGCTGCCAAGACGTATCTGACCGAACGTGAACAATATTGGATGGACATCACGTTCTCGTGCCTCAACGGATGTCCTGTTGCTGGTGGAAGTGTTCTGGGTCGAAAGGATACAGAGGAGACCAAAGAACTCAAGCGACAAGCCATGATTGGTCGCGATCATTGGTGGGGGGACAAGATTTCCGCCACCAAGATGGGTCATGAAGTTTCAGAAGAAACGCGCAAGATTCTTAGTGATCAACGTATGGGCGTCCCAACTCGTCCATGTTCACCAGAAACACGAGCAAAAATAAGCGCCGCTCACATCGGTCTCAAGCACTCAGAAGAGTCTAGAGCCAAGATGCGAGCGTCAAGGTTGGCCTACATTGAACGTGAAAAAGCAGAGAAACTACAGTCCCTGGAGGGAATGAATGCCGATTCCCATCCTGAGTGCGAGACGTGACCGCCGACAGACGGAGATTCAAGCAGCAATTACCGCTGGGATCGAAGCTGGTCTAGAAAAGGCCCTTACTCCCGCAGTTATGTCGGCAGGCAATGCCGTGCCAGGCGTATCATATCCTGCCGACTTCAACCCGTCATCACCATTTAATCAAACGGCGGGAGCGATGGCGTCGCCGTTGCCGCGCCCATACGATACATTCGGTAGTTTGTTTGGTCCGGGCAGCCCCCTCACGCCTGACGCTCTAGATAGATTGCGACCAGACGGTCGTGCCGACGCGCGCCGCTGGCAGTATCCAGTTACAGTAAACCTACAACTGGGTCAGTATGGTGCACCGTGGTCAACCCTATATGATATTGCTACCAATGTAGATGTCGTCTCTCACTGCCTAAATCTCGTTTGTGATGCCATCTCTGGTATGGAGTGGTCGTTCTCATTCAGTAACCAAGTTATTGACCAGATTCGACTAGAAAATAACGAGCCCAATAGCGCCAAGGCCATCGCCCTGGCGCGCGACAAGTATGGCGAAGAATTAACGCGGGTCCAGAAATTTTGGCAATACCCAGACGAGGAAATGGACCAGACATTTAGTCAGTGGTTGAGTGCGGTTGTTTGGGCGCATCTCGTCTATGATGGGCTGCCAATTATACCAAAATATACCCTGGGTGGCGACCTACACTCACTGTCGCTCATTGATACTTCAAGCATTAAGCGACTTGTCAATGACTATGGGTTCCCACCGCAGCCACCGGCCCCGGCGTTTCAACAGGTGCTATACGGCTTCCCGCGGTCAGAATTCCAGGCCGATAATTACGATGGGCCAGTAGAGGGTGAATATCGTCGCGATCAGATGGCGTATTTCGTTAGGCGGTATCGTCCGAAGACGCTCTACGGTTTTTCAATTGTAGAAGAATGTATTCCGTACGCGACGCTCTACCAACAGCGGCAAGAGTGGCTACACGCAGAGTGGAGTCATGGAAGCACACCCAAGGGCGTCATCAAAACAACTGGAACTGAAGGTTGGACTCCCGAACAATTTTCGTACTTTCAGACGTCCGTTAACGATCAGTGGTCTGGTCAGACGCAGCGTCGGCAACAAGTTATGGTTCTACGTCCAGGCATGGAATGGGACCAGCTAAAAGACTTTGCTGAGTTATATACGACCACGTTTGACGAGTGGATCACCATGCAGTTGGGTTCCAAGTTTGGAGTTCCGCAGCAGCAGCTGGGAATACCTATGCATTCGTTTGCCCGCAGCGGTGTGCAAAACCAAACGAGCATGGATCTCACTGATAAGTTTAGTTTGGATAGTCTCGTTAACTTTCTGGTTGACTGTATCAATCGACTGAACTCACGCTTCATGGGTGTCGGTCCAGAAATCACAGTTACCGCTACGTCCGGCAATGGTGACCAGTCGGACTACCAACGAGCACAGGCCGACGCCAGTGATGTCAATAATGGCATCCGCACGCGCAACGAGGTTCGTCAAGAGCGCGGACTGCCGCTCATGTCTGATCCTGAAATGGATGTCGCCGTAGTTGTGGCTGGCAACGCCGTTATCTTCTTGCCGGGACAGCTCGCATACCAAGAAGCTTCCGAGCGCGCCATTGAGGAGGGCAGTATCGCGACCGCGGAGCCTAACGTTGCGACTCCATCAGAGAACGCGCAAAACAAACCTCCGACTCAAGCAAACGCACCGGCCGATCCAAAATCAAAATCAAATGTTGCAGAAACCACTAACCGCGCGGTGGGTCATATTTCACCTGGCACGGATATGGTATCGCATGGGACGGATCGTAAGGCCCAAGCAACTAGACAAACTGGAGCCCCTCAATCATCGTCGGCGGCTGGTTCCTACACCGAAAAATCACGCGAACTCGCAGCATTCACAAAATTCGCTAAAGCGCGTTTCAGTGGCACCAAGAACTATCGCGTCTTTGAATTCCACCACGTCGATCCCGCCACAGCCACTACCCTCAACAACATAGCGTATGACGGTACGCTTGATGATCTCAAGCCCGTCATCGCTGACGTACTTGCAAAGTCCGCCACACCTCCGACCGCCGCTGGACTGTGTGTACGCGCCATCGACACGCAACGTGTACTCATGTTGCAACGCCGACTAGACGACACCGATCCAGCATCTGGCAAGTTTGAATTTCCAGGTGGACACGTTGAACCTGGCGGAACATCCTACGAAGCAGCGTGTCGAGAATTCACAGAAGAAACTGGCACGCCGTGTCCTGATGGAACTGTCGTCAATGAATGGCTCAGTCCGGACGGCGTGTATCAGCTGTACGTGATGGAGGTGCCAAGTGAGGCAGACGTTGCGATCAATATGGATCAGCATGCTGGTACGCCTTTCAACCCGGATGACCCTGATGGCGACGCGCCTGAAATTGCTACTTGGTGGAGCGTGGAAAGCATTCTTGGTAATCCTGCGATCCGTACCGAAGTCGCGCTAGTCAACCCGACCATACTTCAGCCGCCCGTCATTAAGTATCAGTAAGTTTGCCCAGGCACCATGTGTGCGATGGCCTCCCACATTGACCTTGGTGTCGTGGGCAATTTTGTTAAGGACTCTGGATGATCATCTCGTGTGACATTGATGGAGTGATCAGTGCGGCGCCAGAACAGATGCAAACGATACTTGAGGGATTGCGTAATGACGGTCATTACATTGCAATCATCTCGGCATGTGAGAATGATCCATCGCCCAGCGGCAATACATGGCAGTCAAAGTATGAGTTCTTGACAAGCGTTGGCGTCACCGCGTGGGATGAGCTGGTTACCGTGACCGGGGATATCCCGAAGATGAAGGCGCAATGGAATTCTGACCATGCAGTCCAAATTTTCATTGATAACAACGTTCAGAACGCGAAGGCCAGTGTGAAAGCGGGTATTCCATTGGTGCTCGTTCCTTGGGAGTCGAAGCAGAAATAAGTTTCGGCTTGCGTTGAAGTGTCTACGACCACTTTGACGTGAGCCGATCAATCAAATAACTAACCCCCTTGTCTAAATTCTGAAGTATTGGAGATCAATGACCGAAGCCACCTTTCGTATCAGGATTCAGATTGATCCCGACGATACAGATACTGCATCCAAGGGCGCTAACTCCGTAGATGTTGATACGTCCCTCATTGCGGGCGAAGTTATCAAATCCGTTCCTGAACAAAGATTTACGCTTTGTGTGGGATACCCAGCCCGCAAACCGGACACCGGAGTCGCGGCGGACGGATTTCGCGATTGGAGTTCGGAGGAAAGTGTGGAAAAGGCCGCATGGAACTATCTTCGGAAATCTCCAAAGGTTGGACTACACCATCATCCAGGCAACGACACTGAGGGTGCTGCCGAAGTTGTGGAATCTTATATCTATCGTCGCGACGACCCGTGGATTATCAAAGCCGCAGATGGCACGGAGCAGCGGATCTGTAAGGGTGATTGGCTGATTGGTCTGGTGTGGTCAGAGGCTGGATGGAATTCAATATTGAGCGGCGAAATTACGGGCGTGAGTGCCCAAGGAAGAGCCAAGCGTCGGCCATCAGATCCCGCCGACCTAGCCACGTTAAGGAGCTAGGCGTATGCCTATTGATACCGACGAAATTGAGATCACGGAGTTGGCCGAGTTCGAGCCGACAAGAATAGACGGAGTTGGGAAAGCTGCAACAGGCTTCCCGATCCTCATGCTCAAGAGTCTTGATGATGAAATCATTGAAACTGAAACTACACTTGAAGAGGTCTTGGTCCAAGTCATCAAAACGGACGAACGCGAAAAGTGTGCAGACGGACCATGCGCCAAGTGTTTTGGCACCGGCTTGTCTCCAAAACTCGGGGAAACTCCTGACGAACTCATCGCGGCGGCGAAGGCGAGTGCTCCAAGTGGCGCGCCAGTACCAGTGCGTGCAGACTGTCCCACTTGCGTCAACGGTTACCTTCCCGACGATAAGGTCTGTCCAGATTGCGATGGCAGCGGGAAAGACTCAACGGAACCGCCCTCCGACAAATTGGCACGCGTTGATGCGGACGGACATTTTATCCGCGAAGGAGACGCAAAGGGCAGCGAAAAGGTGGATAAATCCACCGCGGAACTTTGCGACGATGACGATTGCGACATTTGCAAGGAACTCTTCGGTGACGAGTTTACCGTCGAAAAGGCAAAACTGAAGGCGAAGACGCGCAATGCACTTTCAGACAGTGCATTCGCGTTGCCCGGAAGACGGTATCCCATTCACGACATTAGCCACGCGCGTAATGCACTGGCACGCGTCGCGCAAAATGGCACACCCGAAGAGAAGGCCAAGGTTCGTGCCGCGGTGCACCGCAAGTATCCTGAGATTGAGTCCGCTACTGCGAAGGCTGACGGGACCACGTTCAGTGCGCCAAATCCTGCACTTGCAACATCCGACTCAACCGTAGCGACCGACGCGAACGCGCCAGGTTCGTCAACTTGGGAAGCACAAGACGCTCAGACCGCCACGGATGCTGCCGTTGCACTCATGGCAGCCGCCGAACTGATCAGAACGTTTGCGAGTCGTGAGGCACAAGAAGTCGCTGCTGGTGAAGGTAGCGACGTGGTGGACGTATTCGACGCTTCGCAGGCTCTTTGCGCCGTCAACGATGCACTTGGAGTAATGGCCCGACTGGCATTTCATGAGGGTCTGGAGGCAGCTAAATCTGCTGATGACGTAGAGAAGGCTGGTAAGCGACTGTCTCGCAAGTCCGTGAGTGCACTCGCGACCGCGCGTGACCACATTACACAGCTGTTGGGTGATGATGACCCATCAAAGAATGATGACAATGACGACGGTGCTACGAAGTCCGTCGAACTAGACATGGACAAACTGTCCAAGGAGATTGAGAATATGGAAGTTGACGAGCTTACTAAGTGGGCCGACGCGCGCGATGAAAAGCTCGTCGGCACCGTTGGCGACATTGTTGCCGAGGCATTGAAGGGATTGCCTGCGAAGAATAACGCGGAAGCAATTGCGAGTGCCAAGGATGCTAACGCCAAGGGCAAGAATCGCAAGAAGAAGGTCGCCGCTACGGATGACGTTCTTGAGGATGAGGCCGATCAGGGCACCAATGATTCCGCATCGTCACCCGCTACGGGTGCTGCGAAGTCTGAGGGTGACGAAGATGCCGCCGCTGACGAAGAGACTGGCGCAGATGAGACCGACGACGCGGCGAAGGCTGCGGACGAGGTTGAACTGACGCCCGAAGAGATCGAAGCAAAGAAGGCCCGTAAGGATGCCAAGAAGGCACTGAAGGCCGCGAAACTAGCTGAGAGAGAATTGGCCACGAAGGTGGCGCTGACCAAGAGCATTGAAGAGAGTCTTGCGAAGGTTGTTGAGCAGAACGAGGTTCTGAAGGCAACGGTTGAGACACTGACTGGTGAACTTGATGGCGTCAAGAAAATGGCCGCACCAAGCACGATTTCGCGTACGGCTCCCGCCGATGCGCAGATTGCTGCGAAGGCGCGTGACGACCGTGACATGCAGATCCTTGCATTGGAGCGTAAGGCACGCGAATCAAATGACCCCGATGTCAAGAAGGCTGCTCGGGAAGACCTGCGCGAACTGCGCGGGGCTGGAGTTGCCTCTTGACTCTAAACACGCAAAGGAAAATATATGGCTCTGCCTATTCCTTCAGCGCGTGAACTCATGGATGGAAGTACGTCTGCTGAAGAGCAGGCTAATCGTCGGTCCGCCAACACGGTCGTTAAGTCGGCCCGTGAGGTTTCGACAGAATACGATGAGTTCGTCGCTGAAATGACAAAGGCGACCATTGCCGGTCTTAACGGCGCTACGGAGTGGGACATGAGTCCCGATGCTCCGAAGGGTTACGTTGGGAACGCTGCGGTTGCCCCCATTCGTCACAATCCGTCTCGGAGTTCCGTTGTCACCAAGGCAATGGACGACTATGAGATGGCCAAGTCCACCGAGGGCGGTCCTGCTGCTTGGGATCGTCTGGCTAAGGAGTGGACGCTGACCACGCCGATTTCAACCGGTTTGGTTCCGTTTGACCTTGAGGCTCCCGCCAAGCTTCTGACTCCGCGGCCCACGCCGCTTCGTAACTCGATTCCACGAGTTAAGGGTCAGGGTGGCGCTCGCCGCTTTAAGGTGATTTCTGGATTCACGGGTACTGGTACTGGTAGTCAAACAACTACTCAGCCAGGCATCAATGAGTCCACCACGAATGCTGGCCCTGGTGGGCTTTCGTACATTCGTGGACCGTACATTTCGTACGCCGGTTACGACGTGACGTTGAATTACGTTACCACTTCGTTGTCGGACAGTGTTTCATGGCAGGCGGAGTACCAAGGTCAGGGTTTTGAGGACGTTCGTTCGCTCTCTAACACTGCACTTTTGTACTCGACTCAAAGCGGGTCCGCTGCTGCGTGAGCGGCAGATGACAACCACGAGAATTGCTGGAATCTCCTGAAGCTATTACAACCACAACGTGGCACCAAAGTGCGGGCGTAACGGTTTGAGAATGTGATAGTATGGGACAATCAGCAGCCGAGCCCCGGTAACAGGGGAAGGTTCAGAGACTCTGTACGTGGAATCTGTTTTACCCCAAAGGTTTGGTTGGTGTTGACGTAGCTGTCACTGCGCCGATACCAACCATCATTTAGACCTCTATGACAGGAGAGATCGCAATGGCAACATCCGAAAACTGGACACGAGAAAATCTTGCGTGGTGCGCTGGAATTTTTGAAGGTGAAGGCAGTCTTCACTGGACAGCACCTCAACCACAACGAAAAGATGGTCGTCATCCAGGCGGTCAAAGTCTCATCATCTCCATTGGCATGACGGATGAGGACGTGTTGCGCACGTTCCATCGGATTGCGGGAGTTGGCACGATTTATGGACCGTACCAAGCCAAGCCACCGAGTAATAAGCCACATTGGACATACCGAGCACAAGGCGCAGACGCCTATGCTCTGATTGTGGCCATGTGGCACTGGCTTCACGGAAGACGCCAAGAAAATGCCGCGGTATCAATGCGACAGTGGCTAAATTCTCACCCCAAGCGGGCGCTATCTGCCGATCAGGTAATGGCGATTCGTAAAGCGTATCGGGGTGGTGGAACAACCTACGCCGCACTTGGTGCAGAATACGGTGTTTCTGCTTCTGCCATTCATCTCATCATGAATGGAACAACATACAAATGGGTAACAGATTAAGATATAGTCCGTACTCACTGGAAACAGTGAGAGTCACGCAGAAATGACGTGACCTTGCCGTAAGGCAAGTAACAATCTAGATGCTTCTTGACGAGCGACTGATGATCTACGGTCGCGGTACCACGACTAACGGCTATGCCGGTACTCTTGGTGTCGTTCCGACGTTCACTCTCGCAGCCGTCTCTGCTTCAATCGCTCCCGGTGGAACTTCCACCCTTGGTACTTCCGCTTCGGTTTTCGTTGTGGTTGCTACTGATGCTGGTGACCTTCTTGGTACCACGGGTGTTGCAATGCACCAGGGTCCGGCGTCTAACGTCGCGACTTCGGTGGGCACTTCGGCTGGTCTGACCGCTGTTCAGGTGACTATCACCAACGACAGCTCGCAGACTGGTGCGTTGGGGTACAACCTCTATGCCGCTTCGGTGGCTGGTGGTCCGTACTACTACGCAGGTCGTACTGGTTACAATGTGGGGTACATTACTTCACAGCCTTCCGCTGGCCCCACGGTCACGGTCGGTGCTGCTGACCAGTCTACTTCGTCTAACAACTACGACGGACTGTTGACGAACGTTTCTGCCTCTGGTGGTTACGTGACTCGATTGAACGCTGCTCTGTCAACGACCAATCCTGGCGTTGAATTCCAGACGGCATTCGGTTCGCTGTATGAGGCTGTTAAGGGTGACCCGGATGAGGTTTGGATGAACGGTTTTGACCGTCTTCAACTCTCGAACGCGCTGCTCAACAACGCGGCCAACAGTGCCTACCGTGTCTACATTCAGAATGACGCAATGAGTGGTGTCAATGTTGGCGCCGTCGTTTCGACTATCTTGAATGAAGTGACTGGTTCAAGTATTCCAATCACGGTCCACCCGTGGTTCCCGCAGGGAAACTCGCTGATTCGTCAGAAGACGCTTCCGATCCCAGACAGCAATGTCTCGGAAACTAGCGTGATGACGCTTCCGCAGGATTACGTGGCTGTTCAAAACATTGGACTCGCTGCCTAGCAATAGGCAGATGATAACGCAGAGAATTGCTGGGACATCCGGCTAGGTGATTGCACTACAGCATGACGCGAAAGCGTGAGTGCGATAGTTCAAAAAGCAATCAATACGGACAATCAGCAGCCGAGCCTCTTCACTGAGGAAGGTTCAACGACTAGGTACTGCGCATCCCAAGAGGATGAAGATATAGTCTGTTCTTGCAAGAAATTGCAAGAGTCAAGCAGAAATGACTTGGCCCATCGCAAGATGAGTAACAACCAGCAGTGGCCCGTAACCCAATTTACCTATGACGCATCGACTTGGACCTCACGAGTCGCCGCCTAGTAATAGGCGTGAAATAACACCGAGAATTGCTGGAATATCTCGCTAGGTGTATCCACCACATCGGGACGCGAAAGCGTGAACGCGATGGTTAGAAAAGTGATACAATAGAGACAATCAGCAGCCGAGCTTCTGTAAAATGAGGAAGGTTCAGAGAACATGTACGGTGCCCCTTGTTTAAGGGTGAAGATATGTTCCGGTCTTGCTGGAGACAGTAAGAGTCACGCAGAAATGACGTGACCCGCGCAAGCGGTAACAACTACGTTGAGATCGGTACGTTGTGTCACTACGCCCCCGCCTGGAATGGTCTCATTTCCGGCATCCAGGGTGTCGGAATTGGTGTGAAGCCGCCTTCATTTGGTGACTCCTAATCCAGTCAAAAACTAAGAGTTAGACCCTAACTCTGGCTCCCATAATGGTTCATTGTGTCGGTCCGATTCCGACAATGGGAACTCTAGTCCGAATGGCGGTCGCCACGAACTTCGGTCATTTGGACTAGTATCTATATACCTTTTCGTGGAAGGAATTCATATGACGAGTCTTAGCGAACCCGTGGCCTACGCTCCAAAATTATGCGAGATATGTGGTGACGGGTTTGCGCCAACCAGTGGGCGCCAACGGGTCTGTACTAATCCAGACTGTCAACGGGAGCTGGAAAGATGGCGTCGGTTTCGCGTAAAACAAAAAAGGTCTGAGGCTATCAACCGACCGACCGAGAAGAACTGTGATTGGGTTGGATGTCCGATCATGATCCCAGTCTCTTGGACTGGTGTATTGCCAAAATACTGTCCGCCACACTATCAGCAAAGCATCGCACCCAAGGCTCAAGCAGCCAACAGCGAGTGGCGTCTTAAGACGATTGACATCCAGTGTAGTCACCCAATTTGCGAGAATTTACAGCATCCCAGTGCGCATGGCTGGTGTCACTACCATTACACAATCTGGACCGTGCACAATTTAGACGCCGAGGGTTGGTGGACCTTCTACAACGACCAGAATGGTCGCTGCCCCATCTGTGGTGCAACGTTGCTGAATGGCACAATCATAGCGATTGACCATGATCACGTGGCTCAACCAAAGGCGCGGCATAAGAAGGAGCATGCGCGCGGTCTATTGCACGCCGCTCCGTGCAACGGTCTCATTCTTGGCGGTATTGAGACCGCCATTGCTAACGGGTGGTTTGAAAACGCACTCCGTTACATTCATTTTGATCTTTAGGAGTCACACATGGCCAATTACAACGGCACGACAGTAGCCTACGTCGCGACATCCGCATCAGTTGGCCAGACTCCCGATCTGGTCGTACTTTCGTCCCCCGGATTCTCTGTCAAGGTCACAAATATCGGCGGAACGTCGCCACTTTTTTGGACCCTGAGCACGCCCGGTGGATCGTGTCTTCCTCCGTCAACTAGCGGCAGCGTGAGCGGAACCTACGTGACAGCTGGCGCGGCTAATGCCGCCACGAATGCCCGCTACGCAGGCCCAAGCGCAGCAGTCGTACAGGTTGTATCACCAGCGCCCACGTCATACATGGTTGAAATTCAGTCCGTACGCGGCACCTCGTAATGACGAAACTATTCTTTGACGCCCCGAACTGTCAGGGCGCGACGTCCGCACTCACAGGACGCACGTACAATGCAGACCGCCAAGGATTCATCCACGTCTCGGACCCCGCTGATGTCAAGTACCTGAAGCAAGGTGGCTATCTCGAAGCTGGTTCGGTACGCGTCCGCACAGCCAAATACTGGCTATGCGATTGCGGGTGGGAATCGAACATCTCGCACTGTCCAAAATGTGACCGAGATGACCTGATGCGAGTGGAAGATGCCTGATTTTGCAAGTGTCGCCGCGCACTCTGCAAAACAGTCGCACTCATATACCGTTCACTTCCCGCCGCACCCAGCGCGCACCAGCGACCCTCACTACGTTGACTTCAATCACTATCACAAGACACACAGACCAACCGCACGCTGCTACATAGGCGAACGCATCGGCTATGACGACTGTCGTGATGCGCAGGGCACCCCATGTCCCGCGCCCGATGACGCTACTGCCGAGCAGGCTGGACTCGAACTCCATCACGCTTACGTCGAGTTCTCTTTGCAGCAGGGAATTGATCTAAAGGCGCTAGAGGTAGATTTCCCAGGCATCTCAGACCCCGATCAACTTGGCGCCTGGGTTGAGTCCGATCAGAATTTCAGATGGTTGTGTGTCTTTCACCATCGCGGTCCTGGTGGTGCACATACGGCCAGTCATAGCGATTTTACCGCAGAGCAATACGTGCGCGGTCTAATCTCAAAAAACTAGGAGTAACGAATGCGTAGAATGGCTGACAGCGTTACCCCGTCCAATCTTCCCGCTGGCTTCGATGTCTATGGGGGATATGACGACGGAAGTTACTCCAACATCGCTGCGATTAAGGCGTTACATCCGAACAAACCAGTAGTCTGCTTCACCGTCTTTGCACGCGACAACTTTGGGGACTGTCTTGACGTAGAGGCAGGCGACGCCACACCAGCGCAGGCTCCCGGTTGGACTTATATGCGTCGCGTGTCCGGTCATCCGCAGCCGATGAATTACTGTTCAGAAGGTGTTCGTGACACATTGCTTGGTGAATATGCCAAGCAACATATTACCGTGCCGCCCCTTATCATCGCCGCCTATCCCGGCAATGGCGCCGTCTTGCAGCAGCCGCACGACGCGGGACACCAATTCATCGACCACGGTCCGTATGACGAGTCTGTCGTCATTGACTTCATGCCAGGCGTTGATATTACGCCGCCACATCCATCAACAATCGGAGCAGAAATGATCGCATCGACACCTAGTGGCAATGGGTACTGGAAAGTCACGCCAAACGATGGTGCCATCTATTCCTATGGGGACGCGCAATGGCTTGGGGCTCTCAATTGGCCCAAGAACGTACTGAATCCCAGTGCTGTTGTGACTGGATTCGCGTCACACCCGACACAAGAAGGATACTGGATCGCCACTTCAGATGGTGGTGTCTACGCATTTGGAGCTTCCCACTATTTCGCTAAGTAGGTGAACGGAGGGTCATCATGGCCCCAGAACGTCAGACGCGCAAGTCACAACGCGAAGCCGCCGAACCAAAGTCCAAGAAAGTGGACACAGATAAGTTGAAGCACGCCTTGGACGACATCATTCACGCCATTGAAGACGCGATTGAGGCTGTGTAGTCATGGGCATCGCGGTCACAATTCTCGATGACGGA